AAAGGTATTGATTTAGGAATAAAAGGATTTAATTTAAACATAGTTAAAGGATATTTAACAATTATAACAGGAATACCATCACACGGAAAGTCTGATTGGTTAGATTATATGCTTTTAATGGCTACTATAAAACACAAATGGAAAGGTGCTTTATATTCACCAGAAAATAGACCTTTGGAATTACACTTCAGTAAAATGGCTAGAAAAATAATTGGTAAGCCCTGGGACGACTCACCAATGGAAAAAAGAATGAATATTGAAGAAGTTTTGCAGGTGCAAAGTTACTTATCTGACAAAATGTTTTTTATAAAACCAGAACACGATTTTACTTTGGATAATATTTTAGAAAGCGCACGAAAAATTCAAAAAAGAAATGGACTAGATTATATAGTTATTGATGCTTGGAATAAATTAAATCACGCTGAGATAGATACAGACTCAATTGGTAAAACTTTGGATAAATTAACTAATTTTTTAGAGCAAAATAAGGTACATTGCTTTTTAGTAGCACACCCTACAAAAATGGGAGTTGATATTAATACAGGAAAGGTAAGAGTTCCAAATTTATATGATATAAAAGGTAGCTCTACTTTTTATGATAAAGCAGACAACGGAATAACTGTTTATAGAGATTTTAAAGAAAATCAGACTCACATATATGTAAATAAAGTTAAATTTGACCATTGGGGGGAAGTAAATACTATACCTTCTATATTTAAATATCATATTGACTCAAAAAGATACTACAATATAGAGGACAATTTTGATAAAAATTCTTGGATTTCAAAGCCAGCTCAAAAAGAAATAACTTTTAAGGCAAAAGATATTAAGATAAAAGATAATGATTTTTTAGATGCTGATGGATTTAGTTATTCATTTACAGAAACACCATTTTAATTATGAAAAAAATACAAATAAATAGTTCTGTAAAAGATGGTATTTTAGCTACAAATAGAAATAAAATTGCTGAAGCTATAAAATCTTTTGATGGAAAAAATATAGTTATAACAATTGAAAAAAGCAAAAAAAAACGAAGTAATAATCAAAATGCTTTTTATCACGGTATAGTTATTCCAATAATGAAGGACGCATTTAAGGACGCTTGGGGAGAATATTACTCTGCTACTGAAATACACGAAGCATTAAAGGCAAAATATTGTTTTAAAGAGCAAATAAATGAAGCTACAGGCGAAATAATACAGATACCTATTTCAACTACAAATTTTAATACAATTGAGTGGGAAGAATATATTGATAAAATTAGGACTTTTTCAATGGAGTGGTTTAATGTAATTATTCCAATGCCAAATGAAAATATTATAATAGAATTAATGTAGATTAATTTTTTAAAATAAAAACATTTTTTTTCTTTACATTTGTAAAAAACATTTTATTTTTGCTTTGTAAATAATTAATAAAATATTTTAAAATTAAAAAAAATGGAAACTTTTGAAAATATAGGTTATTTTAAAGAATATTACCAAGATAATAAATTTATAGGATGTATTAATAATGTACAAAAAGATAGAGATATAATTGGATATTATGGAAGAAAAATTGAAATATTAGAAAATGATATTTTTATAGGAAAAAAGAAATTAAAAAAAGGTAGCGAGGTATATACAATGTTATATCCACTTTGTGGAAATAAAATTATATAATAATTAAAATGATTAAAAATGGAAAAAATTAAAGTAGACGTTTATTACGAAAAAGAAAACAAATTTGTAATTACAAAAATGGAATGCGATGTTATTGATGGGAATATTATTGTAGGTTCTAGTAAAAAACAAATTCCAGACTATGTAAATTATGAAATATTTGACTACAAAGACAAAAAGTTTTTAGTATTAATAAATCCGATGCACCGAATTGAAGCTATAAAGGATTACGAATATGAATTATTCAAAGAAACTCCATTATATGCAGCGCTTCAAGAATTAAAACAATTAGTAAATAATTAATAACAATTAAAATATAAAAAAATGAATCAAGGACAAATCAATCCAGATGCTTTTCGACTTTTTAAATTAACGCATTTTACCGAAATTGTAAACGAATATGTAGAGAGTTTGCAAAAATTTGAAAATTTAAAAATTAAAAATCAATTAAATGCAATTTATAACAGAAACAAACAATACAAAAAAGAGCTTAAAAATTGTTTGGGAAATCAATTTGATATCATATTCCCAGAGCTAAATAGTGAAAGGATTTTTTTATATATGGATTTGCACGACAAATTGGTATATTTAGATGAAAAACAACTGCAGGAGGTAATAGATTCAATTGAAATAGTAAACGAGTAAATATGATACGATACAATAAAGAAACATTACAATTTGAAAATGTAGAAAATAGCTATAAAAAGCCGTTTTATATTTTGCTTTTAATATCCTTATTTTTGACTGCAAGTATTTGTTTGTCTTTTAATTTATTAAACCAGCAGAATATAGAATTAAATATTAAAACAGGCGAAAGGATAGATTTTGAAATCCACAATCTAAATACATTAAAAAAAGTAGATAGCTTCATCGACATTTTGCCATTTAAAGATAAAAATTTAATAAAAAGACAATACAGATTGGAGTCTGGAAACTTAAAATCCAATGTAGTTAGAAAAAATAACAATATTTTTGGTATGCGAGCCAGCAAAAGAAGACACACATACATAGGAATATGCGAAAATGGTTATGCTATTTATTCAAATATTCAGATGAGCGTATTAGATAGATTAATGTATGAAATCTATGTAAACAATCTAAAAACCTATGCAGAAGATAAAAATTATCTAAAAAAACTTAATCTAGATTAAGAATATTAAAAAAAATACAATTTTTTACATTTTTTTCTTGACAATTGTAAAAAGTGCTTTATCTTTGCAAAACAATTTATAACAATTAAACTAAAAAAAAATGATAGAAGCATTAAAAGAAGTATTAGGAGCAGCAATTACATTTATATCACTTGTTTCATTAGTATTTATATGGGCATCTGCTAACGTATTATTTAATGAAATTAAAAACTATTTTAAAAAATAATAATATGAAAAAGAATATAGAAAATATTGAGATATTATCAGAAAAAAACGTAGTTAAGTTTCATATCGAATGCGATTGTGGATTTACTCAAACATACTTTGCTAAAGAAGTATTGAATTTCTTTAAAGAAAACGATATAATTAAATATTACGAAGTAGATGTATACAAAGATGAAGTTCACGGTGAAATAGATTTGATTCATTGGTATGATAAAGGACTTGATACAGAAAAAATATCTATTGAGGAACTTACTATTTATGAATTTGTAGATGAGAATTACGATTTATTCGAATACTTTTTAAACCAAAGATTTAACAACTAAAACATAAAAAAATGAACGAAAAAAAATTACAAGAGCAAATACTTGAAATAGTCAATAGGATAGCAAAAGCAAAAGAAGATAGGAATGTAGAGTTTTATCAGCATAAACCCTATCACAAAGCAAATGAGCTGTATATTTCTATGTTAGAAGATGCAGAGATTAAATTGATAATGGAATTAAATGATTTATTAAAATAAAAACTTAAAAAAATGGAAAATTTGCAATACGAAATCAAAAAATTAAACACAATTATAGCACGTCAATTATTTACAATTGATATTGACCACAAAATAACTATTTTAATATGTGAAAAAAACATAGTAGAAATAGAATTTAACAATGGAGAACGACATTTGTTGCCATATAATCAATATTTAACAGAAACAGTAGAAAATTTAATTAAACAAGTAAAATAAGAAAAATGGAAAGATTACAATTAAATACACCTTTGTCAATAGAAGATATTGATTTTAGAGTTCAGTCAATTAATAAAGGTGGTTATGCTACGATATTAGCTTACAAAGATGCTAGAGTAGATATGAATCGATTGGATGCTGTTTATGGCGTTGGATTTTGGCAAAAAAAATATGATTTAATTAATGGAAATTTGTTTTGCTCTGTAGGAATTTACAATAAAGATATATCACAATGGGTTTGGCTTCAAGATGTAGGAACTGAAAGTAATACTGAAAAAGAAAAAGGTCAAGCAAGTGATGCTTTTAAGCGCGCCTGTTTTAATTTAGGGATTGGACGAGAGTTGTATGATTATCCAATTATTCAAGTTAAACTTGAAGATAACGAGTTCGATAAATCAACTGGAAAACCTACATTTAATTTTAAACTAAAGGAATGGGTTTGGTTTTCGCAATTTAAAGATGGTAAATTAAGCTATTTGGGATGCAAAGATAATAATGGTAAATTAAGATTTCAATTTGGGATTTTAAATAAATAAAAAATTAAATTCATAAAATAAATTATTAATAAATTAAAATATAAAAAATGGAAGTAGATTTATTTGGAAACAAAATTATAAAAGATGCTTTGCTTAGAGATAAGTATATTGAGCCACCATTTACAAGATTAGATGCAGTTAGTGGAAGTTGGCAAAAACGTAAAAACTTATGGAAACAAAAAGGTATTAAAAGCGAATTAGGTCGCGATGGTGCTTTATGTTTAGCACAAGGTTTAAATGCATTTGACCCAAGAGAAAGTTATACAGGAACATCAATTTTTGACCCTGTATTATGCGAATTAATGTATAAATGGTTCTGTCCAGAAGGTGGTACAATATTAGACCCTTTTGCTGGTGGTTCTGTCCGTGGAATTGTTGCAAATTTTTTAGGATTTAATTATACTGGATTGGAGTTGAGACCAGAGCAAGTTAAAAGTAATATTCAACAAGGGTTAGATATTTTATCAAAAGACAATCAGCCAAAATGGTACGAAGGAGATAGTGATGTATTATTAGATAATAAATGGAGTTTTGATTTTGATATGATTTTTAGTTGTCCTCCTTATATGGATTTGGAGGTTTATAGTGATAGAAATGATGATTTAAGTACATTAAGTGATGATGATTTTATTTTAAAATATGAAAGTATAATTAAAAAAAGTTGTGATAAATTAAAAAAAGATGGATTTGCAATTTTTGTTGTTGGTGATGTAAGAGATAAAAAAACTGGATTTTATAAAGACTTTATAACTATTACTAAAATGGCTTTTTATAAATCTGGATTAAAACTTTACAACGAAGCTATTCTTTTAGAGAATGGATTAAATACAGCAGCTATGAGAGCAGATAAACAATTTACTGCTGGTAAAAAACTTGTGAAAGTGCATCAAAACGTATTAATATTTAAAAAACCATAAAATGATTACAATAGAAAAACATAAAGGAATAAATGTATTGAGAGATGATTTATTGACTGGAGGAACAAAGAGCATTTTAATGCCTTCAATAATTGGAGATGATTTTGAGTATGTTTATGCTTCTCCCGTTTATGGTGGTTTTCAAATAGCTTTATCAGCATATTGTCAAAGCGTTAATAAAAAAGCTACTATATTTTGTGCAAAAAGAAAAGAGATGCATCCAAACACGCTAAAATGTATCGAATATGGTGCAAATGTTGTTGAAATACCTTATGGATATTTAACAGTAGTTGAAAAACACGCTAAAGATTATTGTTTACTTACTGGAGCTAAAAAGCTGGTATTTGGGGCAAATACAATTGAAAATAAGGAATTGATAGGAAATAGAATGGTACAAGTTATAAATCAATTGGGTAAAGAACCTAGTGAGATTTGGTGTGCTATAGGAAGTGGAACACTTGTCGATAGCATTTTATTGTCTACAAAAACAGCTAAAATATATGGTGTTCAAGTTGGAGCTGAATATACTGGAAAACACGAAAGATTAACAGTTTTAAAATATCCAAAGTCTTTTGATAAGTTAAGTAAGTTTAACGCTGGTTTCCCATCGATGCCTAACTATGATTTAAAAGCATTTGAGTTATGTGTAAAGCATAAAAATTCGGATGATGTTTTATTTTGGAATGTTCTTTAATAATTTTTTTATTAAAGTTGTTATAAAAAAAATAAAATAAATTATATATTTAAAAAATAAATCATTAATAAATTAAAATATAAAAAATGGATAGTTTGCATATAAATTCAATAACCCAATCAAGCAAGTCAGAACTAGAAAATTTGGCTGGGATTTTATTTGAAAATTCAGAGGGTTACGAAATGGATTTGTATATTTTTGCAAAGAAATTAGAAATGTTATCTAAAATGTTGCAGGAATTAAGTAATGAAACTGCTTTAAATGAAGCTGAAAAAATCAAAGGTGAGATAATGTATGGATATGAGATTAATGTTCGTGAAACAGGTGTTAAATACGACTATTCAAAATGTAATTATGCACCATACAATAGCTTAATTTCACAAAAAAAGGAAATTGAAAGTGAGCAGAAAACAATGGAGGCACTTTTAAAAGCAATTTCAAAGCCAACGGAGATAACTGATTCTGAAACTGGTGAAATCTTAACAGTAAAGCCACCAATTAGAACAGCAGGTACTAGCATAATATTAACAATTAAATAATTAATATGAAAAAGGCACAAATTAATGAGGAAGAGCAAAAAAAGCAATTAATAAAAAAATATACGGAGGAATTATTTGGAGATAAATATTCAATAACTTTTATCTGTAGAGGCAAAAAATCAAATTATAGTGAGGAAATTATCAAAGAAATATCTGAGATAGAGTCTATATTACAATTGGTTCAAGATAAATTAGATTTTTGCAAAAATTTAAGAAAAAGAAATTCGGAAAATGTAGCCGAAAAATACGCTTTGATTTATTGCTTACGAAATAGATTAGGATATAGACCTAGAGCAATTGCTCACGTATTAACTAATCGCGACCACACCACAATACCATACGCTTGTCAAAAAGCGGAAGACTGGATATATACAGAAGACCCAATTTTTACCGATATTATTTTTCAAATTACACAAATCATATAAAATGAACGAGCAAATTAAGCAAATAAAAGCAGAATTAAGACAAAAACTAGGAGATGATTATGAAATTATAATTAAACTCAAAAAAACTAAAAAAATGCGCGATAAAACGCAAAAAGAAATTAAAGAAATACAGGATGCTATTTTATCTGAGGGGATTGATATGAGTAATAAAAAACTTCGGATTCAATTTTTAAAAGATTTGAGGCAAAATGAATTTTCTATTGTAGCTTTAAAGGAAGTATTTGGATTTAAATCGCATACAAATATTTATCACTATTTAAAAAAATGAGTATAGAAGAGGCAGAAAAATTGATATTTTCGCAAAGATATAGTATAGATATAGAACCTAAAAATGCATATATTGAAATAACAACTACAGAAAAAAAGAAAATTGTAAAAAAAAGGCAAAAATGTTTTATTTTAGCAGTCGCAATAAGTCAAAATAATGAGATAATGTACTTGATAGAATTAAACAATAAACGTTTTTACAAATTGAAATCTGAAGTGTATGGAGATTAAACCTAAAATTTGTGTAATTTGCGAAAAAGAATTTATTCCATACCGAACTACTCAAAAAGTATGCAGTAATAATTGCGCTATAAAAGATGCAAAAATTAAGGTAGCTAAAAAGGAAAAAGTAAAAGGTAAAAAAGAAGTAATGACGTTGGCTGAATATTTAAAGCTAGCTCAAAGTATATTTAATCAATACATAAATTTAAGAGATAAAGGTTTACCTTGTATAAGTTGTGGATGTGAGGTCAAATCTCCAAATGCAAGCCACTTTTTTTCAGTAGGTTCTACACCAGAATTAAGATTTAATGAGTTAAATGTACATACTTCGTGCATAAGATGCAATTTATACTTGCACGGCAATATATTAGAATATGCAATAAGATTGCCAAAAAGAATAGGTCAAGAAAACTATGAATTGCTGGTATCTTTGCGAAATATTTCAAAAAAATACACTATTGAGGACTTAAAAGATTTGATAAAAGAGTATAGACAAAAAATAAAAATATTAAAAAATACATAAAAAAGTTGCATTTTAAATAAATGTTTGTATCTTTGCCAAAATTTAATAATATGACACTCAAAGAAATAGCACAAAGGATATTGCTACAACAAGGTCAAAAAACAGAGGAAAAACATCTATCTGATTGTATTACTAAATACAAAATTGCAATAAACAATACACAAAGGATAGAAGCTATAACAGAATTGGAAATTGAAATAGAAAAAATCAAAGATTCTATGGATTTAGCAGGTTATAGAAGAAGCGACCAATTTGAAGCACGTTATTATCATCTTAAAAAGATAGCAAAAGAGCTTAAAATAATATAAAAAAATCAAATTACAAAATGAAAGTTTTTGAAATTGTAATTGAAGATGTATTAGGATTTATAAAGTAAAATTATTTAAAAATTAAAATTATAAAAAAATGTTAATCAATTTGTACGTAAAAGAGTTAAAAAAGAGCATTACTATTTCAGTAAATGAGAATGTAGACCAATTTGGAAACAATGTTTCAGCTTGGGAAAGTCAAACAAAAGAGCAAAGAGATGCAAAAACTGCTAGGAACTATGTAGGAAATGGTACTGTAGTGTTTTCAAAAGCAAAAGAATATCCAGTAGCACCAAAAAAGGAATTTACACCAAAATCTCAAACAAATGATTCTGGATTAAGCGATGATTTGCCATTCTAAAAAATAAAATAAAAAAATGGAAAATAGAAATGTTTTTGAAATAAAAAATATTTATGACCTATCTTTTATAAAAGTGGGAATGAAATTTGGTTCTGAGTTATATGGTATTGTAGGTGAAATTTTAGATTTTGAGGCACAAGATAATCCTATAGCTGATGGAAATGGTGATATAATAGTAACCGATGTTAAATTTAAACTATTAGAAAATGAAGAGGTTTTTAACTTTGGGCCACATACATTTATTGCTTTTGTAAAAGACTACAAATTTATACAACCAATTCAAAAAGAAACTGAAATTGAATCTGAAAAAAAACTTGGAAAAGAACCTATAAACACAAAAAATCTTATAGACAAACAAAGACTGCTTATCAATTTAAGCTCAAGTGAAACACCAAAATACTACGATAATTCAAAAGGTAGTTTATATAAGTTTGCCGAAGACCATAATTTAAACTCGTGGGAGTTTGATATTATAAAAAGGATTACACGTTGTAGAAAAAAAGGTGCATTTAAAGAAGATTTAGAAAAAACAAAGGTCGTAATTGACTTATATTTAAAAGAATATATAGAAAAATAAACAATAAAAAAATGAAAAAAGGAACATCAATAGTAAGTACAGAAGAGTATATGGAATTGCTCGAGTTTAAAAAAGCAATGACAAAAGAATTTGTAGTTTTTGATTTTGGAAATCATAATAAAAAAATATTTGCTTATTCAAAGGATAATTTCTTGGATAAATATGAGGAGGGTATTAACAATATAAATAAAATTTATAAATCACAAAATGAAAAATTTTATAAAATGTGTGATGAACTTCACGAAACTAAATTAAAGCTAATAGATACAGAAACTAAATTAGAAAATAATATAAATATTTTTGGCTTAAGTTCATTTATTAAAGGAGCTATTTTTGGATTATCTATTTCTGCGTCATTATCAATAATTTATTTAATAATTAAATAAAAAATACCTATATTTGCACTATGGAAGAGTTATTACAGGCCAGATTGGATAAGATTTTTGAGATTAATAGACACGACAGAAACATTCAGTTTTTAAAAGAATTAGGATTAGATGAAATTAACCTATTTACAAAGGAAATAATGAATATTCACCATAAAGAGTCAGAATTAAGCTCAAAAAATAGACTTTTAATGAGCAGAATTTACTTTAATTTATATAGGACAGTACAAGCAGAAAAAGAACGCCAAGAAAAAAAAGAAAAAGAAATCGATGCTTGCCCAGAGGGTGGCGAAGGCATAGTAATTAAAAAGTAAAATATGGAAATATTATCAATAAGTTTTATACTAATAGTTGTATCATTATTTTGGGCAAGAGATAGAAAATAATATTATGAATTATCAAGAATTAGAAAAATTAATAATAGAGTGGGCAAACCAAAAAGGAATACTTGAAAAAGGAACTTCGTTGGCTCAATGGAATAAAACAGCTGAAGAAGTTAATGAGTTGAATGATGCTTTACTTGAGGATAATAGAGCAGAAATAATTGACGCACTAGGTGATATTTTGGTTACGATTATAATACAAGCCGAAATGCAAGGATTAAAACTTGAAGATTGTTTGGAGTCAGCTTATAATGTAATTGCAAAAAGAACTGGTAAGATGGTTAATGGTCAATTTGTAAAAGATGACAACGCTTTAAACGATTATAATAATTTAATTTATTAAAATATGAAAGTTTCTTTTGATGTAGATGGTACTTTGACCACCGAAAAAGGTCAAGCATATTTGAAAAAAAAGCAAAGTAATCCTATATATGTAATTTATATAGTTACTGGTCAATGCCAAAATCAAAAAACATTGGATTTGGCTAAAGAATTAGGAATACCACAATATAGAGTGTATTTTACCTGTGGCAAACCAAAATGGAAAACATTAAAAGCATTAGGAATTGAAATCCATTTAGATAACAATCCAAATGTAGCAAAAGAAATTAGAGAAAATACAGACGTAAAAGTAGAATTGGTATAATGAGTAAAGAAATATACATTGATTTTATTATAGAAGAGCTTGAAAAAGGTAACGTCAAATATAATGATGTATGTATACTTTTTTGTACTAAATTTGACTTAACAAAACAATCATTTAATAAATATTGGTTAATTGCTCAAGAAACATATTCAGAGCGCCGTAGTTTAATTAATGAGGCAAAGTTCAATGAAACTATCATTGCAGAAAAAGAGGCCGTTAAATCGATTATAAAGAGCAAAATTGAGCGTCTTGAAATTTACCAAAAAGAAATTGAAAATTGCATAAAAGAATTAACTCACGGATTTACCGAAGAAACCAAAAGCAATGGCGAATTAATAACAAGACCTTTGACCATTAGCGAAAAATCATTGTTGCGTAAAACAATAAAAGATTTACAAAGTGAAATATCAAAAATAGAGGGTGATTATGCCATAACAAAAGTAGAAAACACAAATACCGTAATAGAAGTAATAAGAAGAGATGCGAGTTCTATTGAATAATTTACACGCTGGTCAAAAAGAAATAATACAAGATAGAAAAAGATTTAATGTTATAGCTTGTGGACGTAGATTTGGAAAAACTGCATTAGCCGAGCAATTAATAATAGATGACAATCAATTAGCAATTGGATTATTACACGGTAGTAGAATAGCTTATTTTTGCCCTACATATAAAATGCTTGGAGAAGTATTTAAGTCGGTTGTTTTAATTTGTAAGGATATTATAGCTAAAAAAGATGAGCAAAACAAAAGAATTGAAACAATTACAGGCGGTATATTAGATTGTTGGAGTTTGGACTCAATTGATTCTGTAAGGGGACGCAAATATCATAGAGTAATATTAGATGAGTATGCGATGCTCAATACAATGAAAGCACAAGAAGCGTGGGAACAATCTATAAGGCCTTTATTGACAGATTATAAAGGAGACGCCTACTTTTTATCAACTCCAAAAGGCAAAAATCACTATTTTTTTGAGCTTTTTAACTATCAAAATAAGTTAGATAATTGGAAATCATTTCAGATGCCTACTGTTTCTAATCCTTTTATTGATAAAAGCGAAGTAGAAGAGGCCAGATTATCTTTGCCGATGACTGCATTTGAGCAAGAATATTTAGCTCAATTTACAGACAAGGTACAAAATGTGGCTATGCACAATTTTAACGAGGATATTCACGTAAAACCTTGCGAAAATAATCCACTATATCCTTTGATATTTTCAATTGACTTTAACACAAGCCCATTAGCTTGTATTGTTATGCAGGAATATAAAGAAGGCACAAACCATTATATCAATATAATCAATGAAATTAAGATTGAGAATGCAAAGACTCAAGATTTAATCAATGAAATAAGTGCAAGATATACACCAATTGAATTAAGCAGAGCAAAGTTTACAGGAGATGCAACTGGACGTACAGAAACAACCGCAAACCTATCTAACTGGCTACAAATTCAAAAAGCGTTTAATTTAGGTACTAGATTAGAAGTTCCAAGAGCAAATCCAAGTGTGATTTCTTCAATTGAATTGTGTAATTTTGTATTTTATAGGCACAAAAACATATCAATTGACCCTAAATGTAAGAATTTAATATACGAATTAAAATATACCGAAGCTGATGACAAAGGATTAGTAAAAAAAGATAGAAATGATTTAGCACAAAGAGCTGACTTTTTAGATACTTTGAGATATGCTTTTAATACATATTTTTTAATTAAGCGAAATATTTTAAAGGAAAATATTTACTTTAACATTTAATTTGTATATTTGCATAAAAAATTATTATATGATTTTATTTAATTTGATAGAAATATTCTCAATTAGCTTAATGGTAGCTTTTGCTATTAATTCATTTAAGTTAGCTTCTGGAGAAGATATGATATTCGGTAAATTATACGACTTTTTGGATTTAATAATCAAAAATAAGTACATTAAAAAACCTACAATAGGATGCCCAACTTGTATGAGTAGTGTATGGAGTTTACCAGTATTATTTATTGAGCCTATTTACTATCCTTTTGTCGTTATTAGTGTGAGTGTAATAGCGACTTTGATTTATGATAAACTATTTCCAAACTATTAACCTATGAGTTCATATTGTTATCCATTATTAGAAGCATCAATTTGCGAAACAAATCTTTTGTTGGCACATTCAGCAGTTGATTGCATACTTTCATTTAAAAAGAAAGGGCAAACCTGCAAAATAAACTTGCCAGAGCAAGGAGGCGAAATATACCTTACAGATGATGAGATTTTGGCAAATTTTGACAACGCTAATATCTTTACATTAACTTTAACCGACATTACTGGAACTATTATACCAATTGAATATATCAATTGTGCTGGTAGTTTTGATGAGGCCAACGTTATAAAATTAAAATTTAATGATTGTGAGTTTACAAGTGATGTTTTGTATGAAACTTGCGAATTTTAAAAAATAAAAAAAATGAAAAATCCATTTAAAAACATTTTTGGTAAAAAAGTTAAAACACCACACGGAAATCAAAAGATGATTTATGCATTTACTTCAGTAGGTGGATATAAGTATTATCGTTTTAGCGATACTATGAGTCAAATTAATTTTGAACGTTACCACGCACAATACACTACTAGATTAATGGAAATGCAGAATAGAATAACAAATGTTACTCTAAATGAATGGATTGAGGCAACAAGAAGTTTTAATAACATAAACCAATATAGGTCTGCAGTTGAGGCATTAGATATTAGAAGACAAATTGCAATGGACACAAATATGTTATATGAGTTGATGGCTGTATTATATTTACGAGAGGATGAGAAGAACGAAGCCATATCAAATGAGTTTCTACTTGAAAAAGCCAAAGATATAAGAGATACTTTAATGACTGCAGAGGATAGCGAGGTTTTTTTTTGCGAGCCAATGTTAGCGGACTTTTTGAAATCGCAAAATTTATCAGCATTGAACTTGAATATATTAGCACAAAATTTGGAATCGCAAATGGAGGTGTTTCGGAAAGTAATGAAGCAGATACAACAAAAAACCCAGCCAAGCTAATATTTGACTATCAAAGGCAAATAGAACAACAAATAACATATATAAGTGAAAGCGTAGAAGAAGAAAATTTGATTAAACAAAGCCCAATGAGTGTGTATTTTTCGGCTTTGCGTAAATTTCAAATAAAAATAAAAAACCTAGAAAAACAAAACAAGAAATAATATGGCAGACGAGATAATAATAAAGTATAGAGCCGACATATCAGAGCTTAAAACCGATTATGAAACAATTAAAAAGGAATCAAAAGAAGTTGAAAAAGCCGTTGGCAAACCTATAAAATTAGATTTAGACACTAAAGAAGTTGAAAAAGACCTAAATAATGTATCAAAAGCAATAGATAATACAAATAAGTCTACAGGTGGCTTAAGCGGATTGACTGACAAGTTAAAAGGTGGTTTTAAAGATTTAGGTAGTTCAATTGGTGGTTTATTTAATCCTATGACAGCAATGGCAGCTGCTGGAACTGCTATTGTTGGTGTTTTTTATAAAATGATTAGTGTAAATTCTGAATTTCAACAATCATTAGCAGAATTGCAGTCTATTACAGGTGTAACTACAAAAGATTTAGAATTTTACCGAAATCAAGCTAAAGAGATAGCTCAAGATAAGACATTAAGTTCAAGCTTAAGCGAAACAGTAAATGCTTTTAAATTAGTAGGTAGTGCAAAACCAGATTTATTACAAAATAAAGAAGCATTAGCAGAGGTAACAAAACAAGCTATTTTATTAAGTAAAGCGAGTGGTGATTCATTAGAGAGTTCTGTAAACTCTTTGACTGGTACATTAAATCAATTTAATTTTGGAGCTGAAGAAAGTGCAAGAGTTATTGATGTGCTTGCAGCTGGTTCAAAAGCAGGAGCTGTAGCTATTCCAGATTTGGCCCAAGGATTGGAGAAGTTTGGTGCTGTAGCTAAAGCCAACAATGTAAGTGTAGAGCAAGCTGTAGCATTACAAGAAACTTTAGGAGACAAACAAATAAAAGGGGCTGAAGCTGGTACACAATTAAGAAATATTATATTAAAACTAGCAAATGCTGGAAAGGGATATGTAAATGGTCAATTTGATATTAATGCTGCATTAGAGCAAACAAAAAATGAATTTGCTAATATACAAGACCCTATTAAACGTTCTCAAGAATTAACCAAGTTATTTGGATTGGAATCAGTTACTGCTGGTCAAATATTATTAGATAGTACAGACAAATTTAAACAATATACAGCAGCGGTTGGTGAGCAAGGCGTGGCTTTAACACAAGCCCAAACAAATACCAACACATTTCAAGGCGCTTTAACAAGATTGTCAAACAGTTTTGGGGCATTTCTTGCCGGAGGTAGTGGAATATTAAATGTATTTACTCCAATTATAGATGTAATTGCTGAAGCTTTGCCATATATAGGTAACTTTTTTGCAGCACTTGGTAGTGGTATATCCACATTTTTTAGCGAAAGTCAATATGTAGCTAGAATAGGTGATTTGTTTATGGCTTTATGGAATACAGTAAAAGAAGTAGGAGTTGCTATTATAGATGTATTTGCTGAAATAGGTAGTTCTTTTGGTGGAGTTTCAAATGGTGCTTCTATATTTGCAAAAGTGTTTGATATTGCAATGAGTCAAGTTAGAGCAGCATTAGAATATGTATTATTAGGAATAAAAACTTTTAAAGATGTTTTAGTTGGCGCGCTTCAAATAATTAAATTACAAGTTCAAACATTTGTAGACTTTTGGGGTGCTATTTTTAGAGGTGATTTTAAAGGTGCAATTGGTGTCGTTGGAGATTATATTAAAGGATTGTCTACGATATTTAATAATACATTTGGCAAAATTAAAAATAATTTGATTGATTTTGTAAAAGGAATGCTTAAAATAGTAGAACCTTTTGCATCAATGTTTAATATAGATATTAATAAACTAAATAAAAATTTAGATAAAGCTAAAACGGTATTTGCAACGGCCGCAAAACAAACGCAAAAAGAACAGCAAAAAAATTTAGCTACAACTACTTCTGGTGCTACAACGTCTGTAACTGGTGAAGCGCAAATGGTATCAGAAAAAGCAGGAAAAAGCAAAAAAGGCAAAACAGCTGCTCAATTAGAAAAAGAGGAATTGGATGAGATAATAAAAGTTAGGGAAAAAGCTATCAAAGATTTATCTAATTTAGATATAGTAAATCAAAAAAATTACATTGCTGATTTAGAGGCAAGAAAAGAAGACCCACAAAAAATAGCAAAAGAAAAAGAAAAACTAAAGCAACTTGAAATAAAATATCAAGATGACATTTTACAAATAATAACAGACTCTAATAATAGATTAGCGGAAGAAGCTAAAGTTAGAGATAAAAATGGATTTTTAGTTAATAAAGATATTTTAGATAAAGAATTAAGTTTTGCTAATAAAACTTTTAACGATATTATTCAATTGCAAAAAGACGCTGATAGAGATTCTGTTAAAAATAAAATTGATTCTATATTAGGCGAAAAAAGTACATTGGTAAAGGCATTTGAGGACAGAAAAAAACAAATAGAAGACGAGGTAACTACTACAAAAGAAGCCGAAAATGCTAAAAAATTAGCAATTATACAAGCTGAAAGAGATATAATTAGTGCAAAGATACTTGCAAATGATATTTATAAACAAAAACTACTTGATGCTGAAGTTAGTGCGGATAGTGAGTTAATTAAAAATATAATAGCTTCAAATGAAGATTTAAATAAACAATTAGCTGCTCAAGATACAAAATATCGTAATGAAAAAAATGCACAAGAAATAAAACAAGAGCAAGAAAGGGCAGCAAGGTTAAAAGCTCAATTTGATGAATTATTCGAATTTGCAAATAATGGCTTATTAATTCAATTAGGTTTTAATCCTCAATCTGTTAGTAAATTTAAAAGTCAAGTTGAAGGTTTTGCAGCTTCTATAAAACAAATAAATAAAGAAGGTGCAACAAAAGAGGAAAAAGAACAAGCTACAAAAGACGCAATATTAGCTGGTTCAGCTGCAGCAAGTACAGCAGCAATGGCCGCAATTGATATGGTAAGTGCAAGCGAAAAAGCTGCAAGTGAAGAAAGGATTGCTCAATTAAATGCAGAAAAAGAAGCTGAATTAGCAATTGCTGGAGATAATGAGCAAAAAAAAGAAATTATTAGACAAAAGTATGACCAAAAAATCAAAGCAGAAAAACGAAAACAATTTGAAGCTGACAAACGTGCATCTATTTTAAGAGTTGTTATAGCTACTGCTGAAGCTGTTATTAGGTCAGTAGTTGCGTCACCTACTACTGGAGGTTTACCATTTTCAGCTATTGCAGCTGCTATTGGTGCTGCACAAATTGCCTTAATCGCATCACAACCTACTCCAAAATTCAAAGATGGGGTTGTAGGGTTCAATGGTGTTGTTGGTGGCGTTGGTACAGGTACAAGTGATAGCAACTTGGCTTGGCTTTCAAAAGGGGAATCGGTAATACCAGCACAAGCTACAGGCCAAAATCTTGGACTAGTTAGCTCATTAGTAAATGGTGATGTAGATAAGTATATCAAATCACACTATATTTTGCCCGCTATTGAGCAAAAAGAGGCAGAGGTTATACAAAGGTCGCAAAAAAGAATTGATGATATAGAAAGCAAAATAATCAATAGAACTATATCAAAAACATTAGAGGCGATGCGAAAGGACAATAAAATAAATACAAATGAGATTGTAACTGCAATTAAAAAGGATAAATTTACTTTATAATGAACGAACTAGTCCTAAATTGCTTGCAAACTATTTTAAAAAGTATCAAAAAAAAGAATTAACTTTGTAATCTCTTTTTCTTTTTTCATTTTCCCAGTCACGGTAGCAATATTTTGGCTGGGTTTTTTTATTTATATTCTTAATATAGATTAATTTTTTAAAAAAAATACACTTTTTTTAATTTTACTATTGACATTTGTAAAATACCTATTATCTTTGCAGTACAATTTTAAACAACTAAATAATAAAAAAATGGAAATTTCAAAGTTAGTAACAAAAGAAAATAATGTAGCAATTAATCAAGTACTAGTTATTGCTAAACAAGATATTGCAATTGAAAACGCAATAAATGTTCTTAATAATTTATCTCATATAAATCGTATTGAGTTTGAAGATTATGGAAATACTTATGGTATATCAAAAGAACTTTTAAATGAAGTTAGGAACCTACAAGATAAATTGCAAAAAGCAAAATATGGAAGATATTAAAAACTTTTTAAAATAAACAAAAAAATGGATAAAATACATATAGCAACTGGACGCGAAATGTGCCACGCAATTTGGGATGATGATTTTGCAAAAGTAATTGAGCTTGCAAAGAATGGCAATGGAGATATAAAAACAATTGAAATTACTAGCAAAGATGTAGATATATTTAAAGATAATGACTACGCTATACTAGTAAGTAAAAAACAAATGGATATTATCAATAAACTTGAAAAATTAATTTATAATGAAAGTTTGTATTAAATGTCAAATTGAATTTAAGAAAAATAACTATGCTAGCAGAATTAGGAATATTTGTAATCAATGCCACGCAAAACATCAAAAAGAATATAAAGAAAAAAACAAAGATATTATAAGAGAGTATCAAAAAGAATACCAAAAACAATACCGATTAAAAAATAAATTATTAACAAATTAAACTAAAAAAAATGAAAAAATTATTATTATTTGCTGCTATTTTATTAGCAAGCTGCTCAAAAGAAGAAGTAAATTGTGCAGAAGTTTTTAAAAAATACGAAGGTGAAGTTAAACACGCTGGAAGTAATATTGAAAAAATTAAAATTATACAACAAAAATATAAAAGCAAATATCCAAGTTGCAAATTTTAAAAAAATTATTAACCAATTAAATTTAAAAAAAATGAACCAATTTAAAAATGAACCAATCGTAAAAAAAGACAACCAAGTTCACACTACAACTGATTATTCACTATTTAAATCAATAGATGGAAATAGGAATAAAAATCTATTACATATTAATAGATTAAAAAAATCAATGTCAGATAATTATTTATTTACAATCATTACAGTTAATGAGAAGTATGAGATAATTGATGGACAACACAGGTTTGAAATTATTAAAGAATTAAACTTACCTTTAAACTATGTTATTTGCCAAGGTTATGGCCTTAACGAAGTACATATATTAAATGCAAATTCAAAAACTTGGAGTGCTGATGACTATTTGGAGGCATATTGTAAACTAGGTTATTCTGACTATATTCTTTATAGAAATTTTAAACAAAGATATGGATTTGGTACAAGAGAAAATGTAAGTATATTATCTGGAGGTAACATATATGTAAAGACAGACAATATGAAAGAATTTTTTAAAGGAAATTTCAAAGTAGTTAATTATAGCGAATGTTGCAATATGGCACAAAAAATAGAATTAATATCTAAATATTACAAAGGATATAAAAGAAGAGCTTTTGTATATGCAATGATTAGTTTATTTAAAAATAAAAACTTTAATTTTGATGAGTTTATACAAAAATTACAATACCAGCAGAACCAGTTAGTAGATTGTGTAAATTCTAGCCAATACATAGCTTTAATTGAGGAAATTTATAATTTTAGAAGAAGAGAAAAAATAAATTTAAGATATTAAAAAAAAGTATTATCTTTGCAAATCTTTAGTAGAGTAGAGATAATGATTTTAAAATTCGACTTTGTTTAAGTCTTTTTTTATAACGCCTATTGAAGCTCTACCTTTGATAGGCTTTTTTTATGCTTTAAATTTAAGGTTCTACTCAATACCATTCAAAAATTGTTTAAATAGATTTAGAATATAAAATAAAGTAGTAATTAAAGACACTATATAAAAGTCTAGCTCTGTTTTATCCTTAACAACTAGCGACTAGAACCCGAAAGGAAAATGTAGTGAGTGAAAAATGTACAGCTTGTAGTTCTATGTACATACCTTGGAATGAGGTAGGAAGCACAAATGCTTTAATTGCTAGGTAGGTTTTAGCAACTTTACCAAAAACTTTTTAAAATTATTCTTGTTTTTAATTTATATTTTTAATTTAAAACAAAGTTATAGTTCTAGGAAGTAATAGGATTTCTATGCTCAATAATGAAATAAAATAAAAAAATAGTAAAAAAATGATTAAATTTGCACAATGCAATTAGTCGAATTAAACATAAACGGAAATAATATAGATTTTTTAGACCAACCAGATGGCTTGGATAAAATACAGATAGGTTATGACCGCGACGTTCCTTATAATGGTTTTAAAGTAGAGGCCAAAGTTACCCTTACATTTTATTGTGGTAGTGGATATGATGCTTTAAAATCGGAATATGAGAGAGCTTTTGTAGATGGCGTTGGCTATCTTGTTATTTCAGAAACTTGCAATAACATAGAAACAGCCTTTACTTTTAAATTAGATTTTTCAAAATACAAACAAACTACTGAAACAATACAGATTGGATTGGTAGAGGATAATGCAGTAGGTAACTTAAAAGACCTTTTAGAAGTAGAAAAAGAAATACCAGAAGTCGATGCTGAGGATGTTTATGTAAGAAATTTAAATATTAAATATCAATATCACGCAAATAAAAGTACATTAAGGGAAAGGCCATATAAAGAAGATGGGCAACTATATGCTGTAGATTTTGACTATAGATGGAATGGTAGTGTTACTATTTTTCAAAGTATTCCCCAACCTATTTTTGGGGTTGCAATTAACCCAAGAACAGATACAACTATAAATGAACTTGAAACTGGAAATACTTTAACAGCGGAAACTGTTCAAATTTTAGGGCCTAATGATTATTTTAGAATATCAAGTGGTGAAAGAATTGAATTAAATCCAGATAGAACTATTCCTATACAATATCATATTGATTTATATGTAAGCGTAACAGAGCCAACCGAAATATTCAAAAATGAATTAGAAGATGGAATTTTAAAGATAGAAACTAATGGCAGTACAGCTTTAGGAATAACTTCAGTTGGAGGTATAAATTTTAGAGGCCAAATATTAAATTTTAAAGAAATTATAACAGTAGGTAGAAGATACGAAAGTCCAAAATATACAAAAATAACAATATTAAGTGGTAATACAGTAAAAACACAAAACCCATTAGGAACTGGATTAACAAGTATTCCATTAGTAAATCCATTAACTCCATTTCTTAACAATATTATTGAATTACCAATAGAAAAAGGAGATAGTTTATGGATTCAATATTCTTTTGATTTAAAAACAGTAAATGATATTGTTGGGACACCTGTAGCTGTATTTCAATATAATGATATTGGAATTGATATAAATAGAACTATTGATATTGAGTACATAACTAATAAAAACGTAACAAATTCAGTTTTTAATAATATGTCGGACGTAGAGTCAGCATCTACTAAAATAAGTGCTTACAAAGCATCTACAATAGCAAATGAATTATTTGTTGGAATTGATTATAACGAACTTAATGAGCCAAAATACGATGACTTATATTTAACTAGAGGTGATATTTTAAGAAATAAAGCAAATAGAGATAAGTTTAAACTAACGGCCTCAAAATTCTTTGATAATTTAGAAAAAATGACTGGTCTTGGATTGGGAATTTTTTATGATAATTCATTGAACACTACATATAGACTTGCAACGATTGAGGATTTTTATACAGATAATATATTTAAGACTTACTCACTTGAATATGATGACGTAACTTTAACAATAGCTGAAAATATGCTTTATAAAGCTATTGAGATAGGTTATGCAGACTTTAAAGATACAAATGAAGAATTACACGGCAAAAATGTATATCAAATTGAGGGTGTGCAAAAAGGTAAAGCTACATATCAAAAAGTATGTGAGTGGATAGCATCAAAATTTATTATAAAAAGAGCGTTGAGTCTTGGTAGCGACTCTGAAAATAACGAATATGACAATAGTTTATTTATTATTTCATTAGATAGCGATAAGGCAACTATTTCTGACAATAGAAATACTGCTACAATAGGCAAAGACCTTGTTTATGAGCAAAATCAAGCAAATGATTTAGGATTAAATAGAAAATATTCAAGTCTTTATAACTTAAAAAGACACGAATATAAATGGGGATTTGGTATTTATAAAGGCAAAACCAATCTAAATACAGAAAAAAATGTAAATAATATAAAAGAAATAAGCTATAATGATGGAATAGGTTACATAAATTTGCCAAGTTTCACAAGAGCTTCAAATGATATAACAGTAAATGATATTGATGTACAGGATGACTTTGTGCCACACTATATTGATTTTTCTGTACCTATGAATATAACAGAATTTTCTAATTTAAGAAAAAACTGGTATAATACAATACAAGTGAACGTCGATGCCGATACTTATTATGGTAATATAGTCAGTGCGGACTGGAGCGAAGGCGTTTGTAAATATAAATTAATTGGTAAAATATTATGAGTGTAATTATAAACGGAAATACATATACAAGTGGTGTTTCAAATGTAACTGACGAATTTGGAGAATTGAGCCCATCGTGTTCTGAATTAGCTATACAATCAGAAGAAAATTATTATAAACTAGTAGATACTTTTGAAGTAAGTAATGGATATACAAATTTTGGTGGGCAATATGTGTCTATAATTGATTTTGATATATTAAATTTAGATTCGACACAAAAAATAAAAGTAATAAATGCGACTAGGATAGACCACGATAGCACACCAGTTGGGATTGAACCTTACATTGCTTTGTCAAAAGATAAAATCTATTGGGTAGATGGCTCTGAATATGATTTTAACACTATAAATACAACTGGAAACGCTTATATTTACGATTCAGTTTTGTCAGAGGAAGCTCCATTGTTATTGCAAGCTACTATAGAGGTTTATAAATTAACAAACAAAGAACTTTTATATACAGATTGTAATGGTGCAAGTCAAAAATTAACTGTAGAAAGGCAAAAATTACAAAGGTCTTTAACATATAAAGACGCTCCAAATGGAAATATAGTAGTAGTACCACCAATTTATAGCGAAATAGACTCAGAAATATTAGTACCTCCAGCGGTTTTTACTTGCAATGGTATGATAGAGTCTTATGATACATTGGATAGAGTTTATCAAGATTATACTAGTGGAGGATTTGTTTTTTACTATGAAGAAGGCGAAACGCCTATTTTTGATATTAAAATAGAAGGAATTGATGGATATTGTGATTTTGAATTACAATTATTAGATGGAACTTTTGTAGGTGTTTATTCAAGTGTTACACCACCACAAACTGGATTTGAG